GACGGTCATATGTGCACTTCGGCAAGGAAAAATTTGCCTCCGCATAAAGCAGAGGTTAAAAACCTTTTACACATGACATAAATTAATATGCATCATTTGCTTTATACGGATAGTCTCCGGATCTTACAATAAAGTAAGCCGCCTGCCGCCGTCCGACAGGATTAGTTTACACTCTTCAGTGGATACCTTAAGGGTATCAATCTATGTCGCTGCAGGATTAACATAGACATAAAACGAAGGAATATTCAAGAAAAAGATTAAAGAAAAATCTGTTCCAATTCCAGCGTAAAAGTCTATGGTACTGCTAGCAACAACAGTACGAGTTGTGGACGAAGGTTTAATAATAGCCTCGACCTTACATCTCTCCTTATTTGATTCATCATTTGAACTTCCTACAGTTACAAGTTTGGGATCTGTTGAAAAGAACCTAACTCTATTGTACATAGGATAGTAGACTGACAAGCCTGATTGAGTTTTTTGATTGAGCAAAGATTGCCCAGAAGATCCAGTGTCATAATTCTCATTAAACCATTTAGCACGCGCATTAGCGTTTGCTGTAGTGGAAAGAGAAGCAGATGTGCTATAATTAACAACACCAGATGTTTGAGGATAGCGCGAAGCGCGCATATGATCCACATAATCAGGACAAGTTATATTGTAATGCCAGTTCATACCACCTCGGTATCCCACATAACATGGGAACATCCAATTTAATGGAGTAATATTCACGAAATTGTAGGGGAAATCAGAAGCTGGAACTATAACTCCTTTAGCAGAATTAATACCAGACGTGTTCTCGAAACCTCTATAAAGGGGTATAGGAGAATGTATACTATAGTATTGATATACTAAACTAGTTGTATCAGCACCAAAAGTTTGACTTCGACTATAAGAAACACGTCGCAAGACTTGCCTCAAAGATCGAACTTGCTCGCCAAAATTGACGAGATATCTATTATCATCTATAACTATTGGTTTATCAGATATACAATATTGATCTGGAGAATTATATTCCACAAGTTCTGATTGTAAGTCCATAAAACCCGCATATTGCGGAGGATTAACTGGATTTGCGAATTCTAAATTATCTGCTGCACGAATTGATGTCAAAACGTAAATATCAGCAGAATCAACAGGAGAGGTTTGTTGTGTAAGAACTCTCATTGTTATTCTACCATTCATGGAGTAATCTTCATAAGTTGGTAGTGTGCCAGCTCCATTAACAAAATTAATTTTATAAAGTCGTGTAGGATCAGTAGGAAGGTCAGCACAATAAGTTGTTTGCCAGGGTGTAGCCTGCATATAAGGAACACGAAATTCCACATCTGTTTCTTCTGAAATATCTATAATCTGGGAATAAACAAGATTAGTATCAGGATTAGTGGTATCAATATCACCATTAGGATCCCATTGAACAACAACTCTTCCACGATGAAATTTTGAACAAATAAATCGGAAGCGATAAATAATATCACCTCTCCAATTTTTGAACAAACAAGCAACGTGGGATATTGGGGTACCTTGGACAGTAGGTACACCTGTATTTAAAGCGAAATTAATATTATAAGGAAGAACAAGACCTTTACAGATCTTATCTCCAGCAACTTGAGCTGCTGTCCATGTGCTTATATTTAATAAGCAATCTCGCTGGATGATATTTGAAATTAACAATTCGTCGTCTGGTCCAATTCCAGCAATTCTATTATCTATAGATAGCTCCTGTTTAGGATCTAAAGATAATTTCTCTATAGGCTGGGAAATTTCAGTACTAGCAAATGAATGAAAAGGTAGATTCTTCATAGGAGCTACTGGATCAATTACTGGTACATTAGTAAAACCAAATAGACTAGATAAACTAGCTATGCCACTTGAAATCATAGTTGTGGCTTTTGCAAAGGGTGCTATCATTGGAATAGCTTCAAACACACTCGAAATTTTGGCGATATTGGATGCAATACCAGAAATAGGTCCATCGTATTCATCAGCTTGTAGATCAAGTTCTTGAGATTGGAGGGCTAAATTGATAGTAGGTCCAGATAGACGCACATCAGTTGCCCAAGCGAAGACAGATAAGGTAACATTGTTACCAGTAGCAGAATTTGCGTTTAATAAATTAACAGCGGACTCAATAGTCACGTTGCCCATATTCTGAAACTCGGATCTGACATTTATATTCAACCAATTTTTAAAATATAAAAAAGGCAATCGCATCTCTCCTCCTTGATTAGTCTGGGGATAAACCCAGAAATGTGGTCGTGTGGAACAACCACTCAATTTTCCTATTGAATTATTACCAAAGGGATTATTTTTAATAGAATCTGCTTTAAAAGCAGTTAAAGGTCTATAAGAGACTAAAACAGCACCATAATAAAATGGTGAAGCATTAATCAAAACCTTTATATTTAAATTGCAACTAAGCCATTGGAAATTATCTAATTTCTTTTTAACTTGTGTAGTATTAAAAAATAAATCCCATGGATTGAAATTTTGTGCTAAAGAAGCACCTTCAGCCCAGGAATATGAAGCTATTTTAAGAGGTCTAGAAAGAAAACTTTGAATATCAGAATCAGGAACATAATCAGAATAAAACGTATTATCTGTAATAGGATTGAAATTAACATGTGTTCCAGGATTTTCATCCAAGTATCTGACTGTGACTTCTAAGTCACCAGACGAACCACCACCAGTTGTATCAGCTGTATGGGTTCCAGGTTCATCACCTTCAGTATTATCAGACTGAAGGGAAAGTAAAGTAATGTCGGAACACGAGAATAAATCTGTGCCTAACATACGTCTTCTATCTTGTTGTCTCAAAATGAGCTTAATGATTTCAGTTCTTTCAAAAACTGTCATCTCATCAATAAGACTCGGGATTATTTGGTTTAATTTATGAAACATCGCGGCTCTCGTTTTTGGAGATCCGTAATTTAAGTTGAAAATATCCCAAGAAACAGTTTCATAAATCTCTTCTTCTGGTGAAGAGTGACCGTCACAATTGTGACAAAAATTTAAACAATTAGCAAGTAAGGTAAATACAAATACATAAATATACTCATTCTTATGTAAAGGTTACATCTTAATTGTGCCTCAGCAACACATCTCTAAATAGAGATTTTGGGGAACACCCAAGCAGAGGAAAAACAAATAAGTCCACTCTCATATATTATCTAAGATATACAGAAATAAAATATATGCAGTAACTACCTATAAGTAAGCTTAATTTGGTTTACACATTTAAGTGCTTGACACTAGCTTCAGCGCCACGTGATTTATGTCCTGACATGTGAAATCGATTGATTAATTCTCTAAAAGTAGGGAAGGTCGATGGTTCAACATATAAGTCTAAATCTAAATCCAAACACATCTTCTTAAGAAGAGTGCAACGATTTTCAAATATTTCACGCCCATAAAAGGCGTATTCCATTACAGCGCTTGAAATCACTGCAATACACTGCTCTTGAGCAGAAATCGTTTTTGAACGTACCCAAGTCATCAACATCTTTTCAATAGAATCTGAATCAAGGGGTGCAACATGCATTCCGAAATCACTATCATAACGCCACGTTCTTTTGAGAAAAGAACAAGCATCAATATGAATATAAGGAATACTATCTGCCTCTTTATCAGCCATGGTATATCCAATACCAACATTCTTAAGACAAGATTGAATAGCTGTATGATTAAACTCTGGAGTTTCAGAGGATACATTCATAATATTATCATCCCCATATGTCATCAAATTAACATATTTTTTGAAATCTTGGGGATCTCTATTAGTAAGTTTAGAAAAACAATATCTCATATAGAGAGAATTGACTAGAGAGTTAATAATGACTGTAAGTGGGTGTCCGGATGGATTACTTCCAAAAAATGATACTAGATCACCATTGAAATTCATCCAAGCAAAAGCTGTATCTTTTCCAATACCAGCTATAACAAGTAAATCTTGTTCACTATAATTTCCACTAGCTTCACAAACAGCTATAATAATATCAAAAGCCAATTGTATTATTTCGGCACACATACGTTTATCAAATTTAGAGAAATCTCCTGCTACAAGTCTATCTGAACCATGGTGGGTTAAGTACATCTTAAGTACTTCCCATTCTGGTGATTGACAAACTATACCACAAGCACATTCAAAAATGTACTGGTTAGATTGTAATAAACGTATAAAAGATAAAGTGTATTTTCTATTCACTATACTCCATGCAACAGGAGCACCAGCGAAAACTCTCGTTTTACCGAGCTTGGCTTTTAATTCAGCAACAGCTTCATCTTTTAAATTTCCACGAAATATTGCATTACTTCGTATACCTTTCCTGTAATCTTCTTCGATTCTTAACATTTGTTTTTCAATTTCGTTAGAAAATTTAACAGGATCTAAATTCTCGCCTCGAGCTGGAATAGCCTCAATATAAAATCTTTTTGATCTATTATAAGGATGTCCCATAGACGTATTTCGATTTATTTTATCAACATAAGTAACTCCAGCAGCACCATTAATGGCGGTGAAGTCATCGTACACTTGTACTTGCTCTTTCAAAATACTCTGCGGAATGGCAGATAATATATCCTTAACAAAAGCATCTTTACATTTAATTAAAATATCTGGTTCGAATTTATTAGCAGGGTTAACCATTTCTTTAGCGGCTAAATGCCAGGGCCTCCATGATACTAAATCAGGAGCCATATAATTAGTATTATATCCTTTGTTTGATAAATACTCATTCATGGGGGTATTCTCTACACGAGACTTTCCATGAGCCCTCGGAAGGGTTAAAGATCCAACAACTTGTGCTGAACCTTGATCTATATATCTAAAAGCTGATTTCTTATGTAAATCAACTACTGCTACTGGAACAGATGGTGCATCAACTATGAGACCAGTATCTTGTACATTAAAGCGAGTCATAGTTTGGATAGCCGATTCTAAAAATTCTCTTGTGACTTTCTCTGAAGCCACATTACTAATAAAAGTACTACCTAGGAAATGAATTCCTAAGATAGAAGGACCAAAACCAGTCCTCACAACAAGAATAGAACCACAATCGCCATATTCAGCACCAGATGGACAAACTCCTGTCCACATATCAATAGTAGCATCTATGTTTCTTTCATAAACATTCTTACACTGCCGTATTCTTTTCATATTACGCGCAGTAATAGAACCATCAAAGGCTCTACGAAGGAGATAACCTTCATTTTTACAATCAAATGTTTCATTCGGAAATAGATCTATATAATTCGCTCGTGGTGGTAAACCACGTATCTCTAAAAGAGATATATCGCTATTTGGTTTCTTAAAAACTCTAGATGTAGAGATTATTACAGTTATATTAGGGTTAACACCCTGTTTTCCATCTTGGAAACCAACAGTCAATTCAACATTACCTTCTAAATCCCTGAGGAAGTGCGAATTAAACATATAAATCTGTCCACTTACGCAAAAAGCGCTAGTGCGTCGACCTTTCGTTAGGCCGGTTTTAATTGTGAAATAAACACAATTTAATGATAACTTTTTAAGTATTTGGTCGTCATCTAAACCATTCCAACCGACGGATAATTTACCAACATCCATTTGATGTAATTCAAACTTATCATTATACCAAACATTATTTGGTTCTTCTTTGCTAGCGACAGGAACACTGCCGACATTTATGTCAGCCTGAAATTTAGGTGAAATTTTTTCCTCAACTTCTTTAACCTTCTTTTCTGTTTTAAATACTTTAAATGCAATGAAGAGAGCACCTAAAATGCAAGCAACATTAGTCAAGAAGGGAGGATTAGACATCTTATAGGCAGTTTCAACACCTAAAGTTCTCCAATAATCTCTCGGATATTTCCTTATAAAAGCCTCATAGTAATATTCTCGAGTATATGTAAACTTAGTATAAGCGTCAATGCACCATTGAGGCGCAAACTTAGCAGCCATTACTTTACAATAAAATGCAGAAAAGTATAAAGGCCACGTTACAGTAGAAAGTCTTTGATAAGATAAATATAATTTATCAAAACATGGCAAACAAATGTACTTCAATAGCACATACATTCTAATTATCCAAATAATGGAATTTAGAATAAATTGATAATCGCCATATGATTCATTTTGTAAAGAACACTCACACATTCCCGAAGGAAGACGACAGACTTCACATAATTGGGTCTTTTTAATATTCTCCGTTGAACTAGCGGTTTGATCCTGTTCACTGTAATGTCTATCTATAGCAGTATTATACCACTTAAGGAAATCTTTCATCCCCAAGCGCTGATGAAGCATTTTCATCTCAGCACAATTCTTACTATTTGCGTTATCATGAACTGATCTAGGGGCAATATATTCTATATCAAACCACCAATAATCAGGATAAGTCCCTTCCTCATTAAGAGGTAAATCATGTGTATTCAACATTCCTTGTTCATTTTTATACTCATCTTTAAGAGTTAAGGTAATAACATATTTATAACGCCTTTGAAAGGCAGAAGGACAAGAGAAATAACTATAAGCATTTAGAGTTTTAGTATTTGTTGAACCAATAACAAGCTCACATCGCATAGGCATTTTTCCTTTTAAATCTAAGGAAGCTTGATCTGGTGTAAATGCTACATTATTACAAATTTGTATGGTCTCCATACAAGAAGGATCACCAGAAGCAGCAATACTTGTTTTAAGAAAACCTATATCATCTTGAATTAAACACCACATATTAGTCCTAAAATTATCCCAGTACTTAGATACAGGATTCTTAACATACTTAAATTCATCACCTAAAGGTTGATTTCGTCTAAGACCAAAATGTGTAAACAATATATTTTGAAATGTTGATTTACCTATACCAGTGTCTCCAAATATCAAAACAGTAAATGGAGATTTTCTATCTTTCAGAGCATAAGCTATGGTTAAATGATGCGTTCGAATTGAATGTAAATCGTTCAACATTTGAGAAACTTGTTTTTTATCCATCTTATCTCCTTTACTATACTTATATATAGATTCTCCACGCTCAATAGCGGATTCTAAAGCTGCTAAAAAAGCATGCTCAGTTATCTTTTCAAGTTTCATAAGTTCAGGGTGTCCTATAGTAGGATGCCATTTCTTAATTTTTTGACAATCTAAATAGAATGTATCAAATGAAGATCCGGATAAAAATAAGGCATCTAAAGAGCCAGTTTTAAGACAAGCATGGCCTCTCTCACATAGAAACTGTAAAGTTTCTAAAATATGAAAGATTCCTTCATCAGAATTCCAACATTTACGTTCTATAACCTCTTTTTCGAGTGCAGTATAACCAGCGCTTTTTAAATCATAACCAAAGGGTTTGAATAAAGAAAAAGCTATCATATAAGTTAGAAGTTTTTGACATCTCTTAAAAAGAGGACCAAATCTAATAGATTGGTATAAGCTCAAAAGAGTTCGAGATTTATCAAGAAAATCACTTTGTAATTCCAAATCTCGTAAAATAGATTCTTCTAAAGCTTCATCGTCGGACGTAAGAGATTCTTCTCCAATAAAAGTATCTGTGACACGAGTCATAATATCTTCAACACATCCAGCGGTTTTATAAAGTAGAGAACTATCTCCACAACGTAATTTTAAAAAATTTATGCAAATAAATGCTATATCCTTTTTATTTCTACACATAGACACACCATAACAAAGGCATGCTATGTCTTCTATTAATTTAGTTATGTTATCGTGTTTTTTAAGTATATTAGATACAACACCTGTATCAAAAAATGCATTCCAAGAATCCATATTGAAAACACTAAACTCATCACTCTGTAAATCCATAACATTGAAATAGTTATGGGGATTATAAGTGGTATACATCTTAGGCTCACTCAAGTTGAGCCAAGGAAATTTGAGATCATAATTCATATTATCATAAAGTGTATCATAATCTTCATGATTTTTCTGTTCAAAGGAAAAATCCAAGTAATTATCTAATTGGGAAACAAGATAATTTGTGTTACCGTGATGGCAATACTTTTCTTTAAGCTCATCGATCATATCCATATGAGTATAAAGATTAAAATCTAATTCTAACTTAATGTTTTTATCTATCCATTCAGATGGAACATTAAAACCATCGGCTAAAGTAAAATATATATAAAAATATGTAGAATGTATATTATGTGCAAATTCATATATTAAACTAACCGCATTTCGCGGTAAACTACCTAACAAGAAACTATAACTACCTAACATTTTATTATTTTGTTGGTTGCTTGTTCGTTTTTTGTCAATTCTGGAATAAGAACAATTATTCACAGAAAGGTGTTTATTTCTTTGGTCATCCACAAGTGACCATTCCTGTAATGAACCAGGGGCAGGGAACGCCTGCAAAGTGGTATTTAAAAGATCCACACTTCGATCGATAAGGGATAAACAACCCTCATTTTTCGACAGTAAATATCTTAAAAATTCTCCTTTTGGTGATGTTTCAAAGAAACGTGACGTAGAGAAAACGCCGTTAATTAATGTTGCGGGAACGGTTAATTGGTTATGTAAAAAATCATTATTATTGTAATTAGACATTTTCATGAATTTTAGGGGTGAGTGTTTATAAATAAACACACAAAGACTATAATACTAATAAAATAAAATAAATTAAATATAAAAATCTTTTAAATAGAATAAATTATACTTAATCTGTTCTACCTATTATATAAAGATCCAAATTCTAACCATAAAATTTGGTATCCGATTATTCTCAATTTAAATGTCTGGATTAAAATATTAATTATATAAGACGTAGGTATGTCTCAGTCTGTCAGGCCTAAAAGTGGGGGACAGAATCAAGAGCTCAGGGACTCTACAAATATAATAATATCTATACCAGTTAGATAAATAAAAATAATCAGTACTAAAATAGCACTTCAATATTGGAATCATTAATTATCCAATACCTAGAAAATCTTTATAATTCAGTACAAAACAAGTGTATAGTAATCTATAAAAACACCCATTTTATATTAAAATAAATTATAAAATTAGTAAGAAATTTTATCGAGTTTATTCTCGATCTAACAAACTAGGATTATCAGTTATATTAGGGAGGTCAGAAAAGACCTCCATACACTCTATTGTTTCATGACGTCGAGTAGACGTCTATCAGAAATAATTCATAAATCGAACTAAACTAGATACATATCAAATACAAATTCATTATTAATTGCTAAGCATATGTGGATGTTACTACCACATATAATTAGCTAATGAAGCTGTAAGTGATCGTAACTTGTGTAAAGTTTGAAATATAAGCATGTAGATGGGAGTA